AGAAAACTAGCATTTTGTTGAAATTGAATAGTGTTATTACTAGCTGTGTAGTCATTAACATATTGAGTAGTTTGAGTAGTTCCATCACTAGCATCAGTAACAAGAATTAACTTACCATTGTAAGTATCATCACCACCTCTAAACGTGTTAACGTCTATAAGAGTGTTGTTAGTGCCACCTGTAGCAGTACCAGTTTTTAACGCCCCTAGGTTAAAACCTATAGACTGTCTAAGTTGTTTTCGTGTTCTTCCTTGTACAGGCATAACTTAACCTCATTTATCAGATGTTAATTCATCCAACTGCTGTTGCAAGTCAGCTAGTTCTGCATATTGTTTTGTAATTAAATTATCTTTTTCAACAATTAATCTTTTTAACAAATTCATTTGTGCTGTCTGTGCAGCTTCAGGATGAGCTTGAAATGCTACATTAATATCTTCAGTTGTTAATTTAAACTCACTAGTTGCCTCATTGTTATTGACCATTAAATACCTCGATAATATATTCTATTGTTTGTACTTTCTCTGCGTTTTTCTGCATATCGTCTAAATTCTTCTAGCTGTTTGCCTATTTGTTTTCTTTCTTCAGCAGTAATATTTTTCTTTTTGTCTTTAACTCTACACTCGATTAAAAAGTTTTCAAGTGCTTGAGCTGCCATATCTTCTATGTGTGCCTTAGAAATATCTGGGTCAGCAGGAATTTTGACTACCTGAGAACGACCTGTCTCAGGGTCTTTAAATTGAAACGTATGCACAACAATGGACACCCCAGTCTCTGCATTAGTACCAGCAGTATCACCGCCTACATAAGTAGAGCCTTGAGGTGTCCAAAGTTCGATAGAACCCAATTTAATATAGGTTCATTAGCATTACAGTATGGAACTCATTGTCCACACCAGCTTTACCGTGTAGTCGAGCAAGAGCAGGAGTAGTGTCAGCACCAACAGCAAGTAGTTGACCTGCGTGGTTTGAGCTTGCACCTACTAGTGTACCAACTGCTGGAGTACCATCAATACAAGCACTAGCTAAACCTGCTACCTGAACCCAACCATAATAGTCAGCTTCTAGGTCAGCACAAGTTACACCAACAAATCTACCTGCAACAGCAGCAGGAGCAACAACAATGTCTTTGTATGGACTCTTAATAAGACCTGCTGTATCAGTACCTGCAGTTATTGCAGTCTGAAATCCATCAGGCTCATCTATTGTAAATGTTCCTGTTCCATTACCTGCTATGTAAGGATGACCTTTAATTTTGTACATTTCATGTGGAGTAGTACTAGCTAAGTTAAAGAATAGGTATCCTTCTGCATACAAATCTTTAGCTGCTACTGTGTTTCCTAATGTAATGCCAATAGTAGTATCGCCTACTGAAGGACTAGTTGTAATCACCAAGTCTTCATCATGATTACCTGCTGGAGCTTCAGAAGCTACAACTTTACCTTCTCCAATTGCAGTTCCCCCATTATTTACATAACGAAACTTTCTGCCATCAGGGAACGCCATTTCTGCACCAAGAATTTGTCGTTGGTCAGACGTAGTTATTTTTTCAAAACCATATCGACCACCTTGAACTGGATTAAAAGACATATCAAACCTCCTAAAGGTTTATTAATTTACAGGGTTTACCCCTGCGACCAACCGATTTTTATTTTAAGAACCCTGAAAGCCTCGGTCAATCTTTACAACTTTCAGGATTCTATTATACATCAGACTTTGCTGATTCTTTGCATTGTTTCTTATGGAACGCTAATTTAGCTCCTAAACCAGAAGTGTTTTTAGCTTCTGCTTTAAAACCACAAATGTCACAAAAACCTATAACAGTCTGTGGTTCTAGAGCTTTCCAATCAGTTTCTCTGCACCATTTGCAGTCACACTCTGGACCAGGTTTCCAAGGGAATAAACCGATTTTAGCTTTACGTAATACATAATCAGGGTTGCCAGGTACTCCAGTTATAGCAGTACCAACAGCTCCTATAATTTTACCTTCGTTGTTATAACTAGGTTTATGTCTATACAACGTAGTTTTAGATTGCCAGTCATCTATGTATCCCATAGAAAAACCAGCGTTAGCTAATTCTAACCTTTGTTTATTACGTTCAGTTATTCCTACCATTTATTACTCCTTAAGAAGTTGCAAGGTCACCCATTTCAAATAATATTGGAGCACCTTTAGTGTCATCTAATTCAAAGACACCATAGTCTGAAGTCATTACAACTTCTGTAGCTCTAAGAGAAGCATCTCTCTGTCTTTCAGTTCTAGTCTCTACGCTAGTAAGAGCTGCTAATGCAGTTTTATCAGCAATAACACCATACCCTGAAGCATCACCAGCAGATGTATCAATTTCAATGTTTCCATCTTCAAATATTGGTACACCATTAATTGGTCGTAACCCACTATAGAAGTTAGACAACAAATCTGCTGACCAACCTGCTGTAATCTCAGCATTGTTACCTGCAGTTGTTGCTGCTTCTTTAGATAGAGTTGCAACAGCATTTGGGTGGTGAACTATGTATAACTGAGAACCAAACTTATTTGCTTTAGCGTTAGAAATTATTGCGTGTACGTTAGCAGCATTAAAGTTTCTTCCGTCTGCTCCAAGTGCAGTACCACCATTTAAACCTGTGTAAAGAGCGATAACATCTGTATCTTTCTTTCTAGCCATACCATCACCAAGCTGTCTTCCAATAATTGAAAAAACATTGTCGGCTGCTTGTCTTACAAGTTTATCTGTAAGAATAACTTTAGCACCAACCTCACTAGCAGTAAGGTCAATGGTTGTCATTCCAATATCTTCTTCGTCAACAATGTCTATTCCGTCTTGTAGGTCACTCATTGACATTTGTCCGACTTTAGGAACAGTAACTGTCTTAGCACCTGCTGGTAAAGTAAATTGTTCTATAAGTGCTAATGCAGGTGCATTGTGCTCTTCTGTATATCGAGCTGCACTAAGTATTATTCTTTGGGCATTTTCTAAATTCCCAGTTGTTGATGTTTGAGCCATGATAGCCCTCCTGATTAAATATTAAGTTTTATTTCAATCAGTAACCCTTCGTGCCACTGTTTTTGTTAAACAACTACTACTTTATAAACCTGCAGCCCTTCGTGCTGCGGCAAGTGCGTTAGGTGACCTGTCACCTGAATTGTATTTGTCTAACCAACTGTCCTCACTATTAGAAGCACCTGGTGTACTTTGACTACTGTCAAATTCCTGTGGTGGTACTAGCTTTGATTCTAGTTCTGCTATTCTTGCATCTTTAGTTCTAATGTCTTTGATGCGTTTTGCAGCTTCTTCCATAGATTGAGGAGAGTCATATTTCTTTAATTCTGCAAGGTCGCTTAACTTTAAATCATACTTAGTAGCAAAGTGTTCTGCTGCTGCAGCTTGCCCTTGTATATATCTAATTTGGTCTTGCTGTTGTTGTGCTAACTGTGTTTCACGACTTTGTTGTGCCATCCAATTAGTAGCAATTTGATTTGCTTGGTCTGGCAAATAACCTTGTCTTTCTAATTGTTGAGCATACTGTGATGCTTGTGCTTGAAGTTGAGATTGCTGTTGTTGCTGTTCGTATTCAGCATTTTTAGTTTCTAGTTCTCGCAACCTGTCTTCTGTAGTTTTACCATCATCTTGAGGCATAGTAGGAACTTCAGGAGTTTCAGTAGTAGTGTTTGCTTGTTGAGCTTCAGCAGGTTTTTCTGTTGTCTCTGTTGGAGTTTCTACATTTTCAGGTGGGGGTGGAGTATCAGTTGTTTCTTCTGTAGAAGTAGGAGTGTCTTCAAACGTGTTAGCTCCTTCAAACTCTGAAGTTACATCAACTAATGTGTCTCCATTATTATTGTCCTGAGTAGGCTCAGCACTACTTGTATTATCTTGTTCTGCCTGATTAACCATTATTAATACCTCATATTAAAATAATTATATTATACATTTATTGTCAACGTGGAATAAAACCTACGTTTGAAATTGCTGTTGTTGATGGAGCTCTACCATAAATTCTATTTATTACTTCTCTGCCACCTGGGGTTACAGGGCTATAAAAATCTCCGTACCAAAAAGCTAAAGTTTCATCTAC